AGAAAGCCCGCCCGGTGGTGTTCCGGACGGGCTGGAGGTCAGAGGGCGAGGACGATCACAAGGATCGCTACGGCCAGCAGGCCGAAGGCGATGCCGGCGCGGATGCTACCGCGCTGTGGGGGCAGCTCCTTGGTCCTCAGGTAGCGAGCGGCCTCTCGCTGCCCGATCTTGCTGATGTAGGCGTCGTGCTTCGCTTGGCGGTCGCGAAGCTCGTTGCGCGTGTAGGTCTTGGTCATGTCTTTCACTCCAGTTTGGGATGGGGAGCCGGGCGCTTGCGCGCCCGGCCCGTTGATCACTCGCCGGCCTCGATGGCGAAGGCGAGCTCTCGGCTCACAATGCCGATCGCGACCAGACAGTCATTATCGTCGCCGTCGTGGGCGTAGATTTCTTGAAGCAATTCGCGCAGCTCTTGCTCGCTTGCATTGTTCAGCGTGGTAGCGGCATCCATGATAGTTTTAAGCATTTCCAGTCTCCTGTTTGGGTAGGCCGGGCGCTTGCGCGCCCGGCCCGTTGGTTACTTCTGCTGCTGCATGAAGGCTTGGAACATCTGGAACATTTGTTCCATATCCGGAGCCTCAGCCTTGGCCGGAGCCTCAGCCTTGGCCTTGGCCTTGGCCTTGGCCGGAGCCTTGGCCTTGGCCGGAGCCTTGGCCTTGGCCGGAGCCTTGGCCTTGGGCTGCACAAAGAACGCTAGCCGTCCTCGTTTGTCGCCAAAGCGGTCGAACCGCATTGCGACACTGGCCAGACCGTCGGAATGGCCTACCACTTCTGCAAACATCGACTCCGGGGCAACGGTAACGTTGCCGCGTTCCGACACCTTTTCGTAGGCTTCGCCTACGGTGAAGCGGACGTCGATGTAGCTGCCCTCGGGCAAATCGAATTTAGGCATTGGTTCTCTCCTAGAGAAGTTTACAGGGAAAGAGCCACCATCATCGGGACACGTGTCCCTAGGTCCATTAACGATGTCAAACAGCGCGGACCGGGGTGGCCCTACCGGGCGGCGTCGAGGGTGCCGTCCGGTGAATCCTTTATGGCATAGTGAACACGGAAACGCAAATTTCCTTGCTTTTACAGGGTTTCGCGCCGCGCCGTGTAGCGTTCCGGACGGCGCGCAGCGAAGCTAGGGGCAGGGGGGAGGGGGCCACATGGACAGCGAAATCCGACCCGCCCCCGTATTGTAGTAACACTCGCAAACCACGACCCGGAAAAACCAATGTGTAAAGTTTGTCTACCCCACGCCGCGACCTCTTGTCAGCCCCACTGCCCACGCGCTATCTTCCCGCCATGGACACGCTCCCGCTTCACCACACCAAGTGGTCTGACCGCCTCGCATTCGACGTGGCCCTCGCGCTGGAAGGCAGCGGGGAGACGCTCGACGAGATCAAGCAGCGGCACCGCATAACCAGCTCCGCCCTGCTGGTCTTCAACAAGGACCCGGTGTTCCTGAAGCAGGTGGAGCGCTACCGCGAGGAAGTCCGGGACAAGGGGCTGACCTTCAAGCTCAAGGCCCGGGCACAGGCAGAGGAACTGCTCACGACCTCGTGGGGCCTCATTCACAGTCCTGACGTATCCCCTGCGGTAAAGGCTGATCTCATCAAGTCCACGGTGAAGTGGGCCGGGCTGGAGGTGAAGACGGAGGAGGGCACCGGTGGTGCCGCTGGCGGGGTGAAGATCAACATCAACTTCGGGAACAACACGGTACCGATGACCCTCACGGCCGATGTGGAGGGCGACCTGATTGAGCATTCTGACGAGGTTTGACGCCACCTATGAAGGGTCACCGGCGACACGGCTGCAGTCGGTACGGGAGCATGAAGGCGTACGTGCAGCGCTTGAGAGCGAAGGCCATTCGTACCGGACGAAGATCATCCCCCCACGTGGCCGAACGCACCGCCGCCCAAAAGGACGCCCGAGGGAAATCGTGGTGATTCTGGTGAAGGAGCGCACCAATGACTGACGAACCCAAAGGTTGGCATGTGATGCCGGTCAACGACCTCAAGGAGCACGAGTGCTCAGCGGACTGCTGGTGTGAGCCTACGCTCGACCCAGAGGCTGACGGGCTGGTCTACATCCACCACTCGTTGGATGGGCGTGAGCGGGAGGCACACTGATGCCCCTCGACATCGACTACACGCCCCCGCCGACGGGCGAGAAGTTCATGAAGTCCGACGCCAAGATGCGCGTGCTCATGGGCCCCGTCGGGTGCGTCGCACCCGACACTTTGGTGCTTACCGAGTATGGGCCTATGCCCATCTGGCGTATAGATCGTCCAATGCGCGTTGTATCGTGGAACGACAAGACATGTCGATTCCAGCTTTCTTGGTGTGGTGGTGCGTTCCCAAAAGGTACGGACTATCTACTCCAAGTGACAACGCCGCAAGGAGTATTTGCCGCAAACGAACATCACCGGACTTACGCCGCTGACCATAGCTATCTACCTGTTGGATCACTTTGCCCCGGTCAGTCCTTGTCCCTATGTTCTGATATCCCTGCGCTGACCAGAGCTTTGTGCGGCCAACCGTTGTCGCTGCAAGATGCTCCGCGTTCGACGAGAACAGCCGTAAATTGTCTGGTGCGTTATGCAGAGTCAGCCCGTCAACGTGGTCTACAACTTCTTCGGGAAGAAGGTACCGACCTAGCTTTTGTTCAAGCACCAGACGATGCTCATAGATCAGCTTACCGGCGCGATTGGTCCGCTGGCGGGCGTAGGGGTGGTCTGATGGGGCGGTTACAAGAACGTACCCGTCAGAGTCTATACGCCGCCCTGTCTTGTATTGGTGGTTTGCTGCACCCGGTTGCGCGCCTTCTCCCCGGCGTGGAAGGTCTAGCCTTAGCAGGACCTTACGAACGTAGCGTGGTGTCAGACCAACAAGCCCGGCTATCTCCGCAGACGTACGAGTGCCGTCTGCCAGAGCCACAATCTTCTTCGTGTTCTCATTCATTGGACATTCCCTCCATATCCGACGGGGCCATCGTATCGGTTACCAAAGAGGCCGTCAAGCGGTCTTACTGGGACATGCAGGTACTTGACACAAACAACTACGTTACGGTGGACGGGACGATCCATCATAACTCAGGCAAGTCGGTGACGTGCAGCTTCGAGATCGTGCGCCGGGCAGCGATGCAGGAGCCGGACGCGAACACCGGCAAGCGGCGGTCCCGGGCGGCCATCGTCCGCGAGACGGCGCGGCAGCTGCAGGACACGACGATCAAGACGTTCCTCGACTGGTTCCCGCCGGGGGTGTGCGGTCGGTACATGCGCACGACGAAGACCTACTACTTCGAGGTCGGCGACGTCGAGTGCGAGATCATGTTCCGGGCACTGGACGACGCGGACGACGTGGCCAACCTCAACTCGCTCGAGCTGACCTTCGCATGGTTCAACGAGTGTCGGGACATCCACCCCGAGATCGTCGACGCCATGTCCAAACGGATCGGCCGCTTCCCGTCCTCGAAGGACGGCGGCCCCACGTGGTTCGGGATGTGGGGGGACACGAACCCGCCCACCATGGACACGTGGTGGTACTACCAGATGGAGGGGCTGGACCCGAAGGACGGGGTGAGCCCCAACGACAACGGGTGGGCGGTCTTCAAGCAGCCGTCGGGGCGGAGCGTCTACGCCGAGAACATCGAGAACCTGCCCGATGGGTATTACGACACGCAGGGCCGGAGCGAGGAGTACATCCGCGTCTTCATCGACGGCGAGTACGGCCTGAGCAGCAACGGGAAACCGGTCTACCAGTACTTCCGGCCGGACTATCATATGGCATCCGCCAAGCTCCGTCATGTGGAGAACGGGGTCCGCCCGATCATGGTTGGGATGGACTTGGGCTTGACCCCTGCGGCGGTGATCGGGCAACAAGACCCGCGCGGGCGAGCCCTTATCCTCGACGAGCTGGTCAGCTTTGACATGGGGATTCAACGGTTCGTCCGCACGATGCTCAAGCCGCTGCTCTATGAGCGGTTCACGGGGGCGCCGGTGCTGATCGTGGTCGACCCGGCCGGTGTGCAGCGGGCGCAGACCGACGAGCGGTCCGCCGTGGACATCATCAAGGCTGAGGGGCTCCGGGTCATCCCGGCCAAGACCAACAAGGTCAGCGCGCGGATCAACGCCGTGGACGACTTCCTCATGCGGCAAGTGGACGGGGACCCGGCGTTTCTGCTCGACCCGCGCTGCACGCAGCTCAAGGCCGCCATGATGGGCGGGTACCGGTTCGACAGGAACGGCGGGATCGACAAGAACCGGCACAGCCACGTGGCCGAAGCCCTCCAGTACCTGATGCTGCACATATCTAGTGCCGGCGACGCGGGCTCGCACATGATCCAGCGGCGGACGATAAAACCTGTTGCATCTCTCGGATGGACATAGTAGATGTAGGGCGTCACGATCTCAGCACCCTCCCGTGTTGATCTGCTCGTACCTCATCCTGTACCCCGCCGGTCCTCCCCCGGCGGGGTTTTTTCTACAGCTTGCTTGACGGTGCGTTTGTAGGTAAACTGCGCCGAGCGCAGTCAGGAGAACGCCATGGCCACCGTCACTCCCGCCATCAACACCGACATCCCCGGTGTCCCTCGGGTCATCTGGTCGGGGGCTGCGACCGGTGACACGCTCGAGCCGTACATCGTCACTCAGCAGTATGGGCTCGCGGCATCTGTGCAGTCGGTCGGCACGCTCGGCGGCGCGACGATCACGATGCAGGTGAGCAACGACGGGACCAACTGGGCGGCTGCCGATGACGTGCAGGGGACTGCCATCTCGATGGGTGCCGTCACGGATTACTTCGAGCTGTCGCTCTCGGGGGCGTACCTGCGCCCGGCGATTGCTGGCGGCACGGGCGACAGCATCGATGTGATCGTCGTCCTGCGGGGCGCCTGATGCGATTCCTGCTGCCTCTCCTGAACCGGCGCCGCCGTTTCGTTGCGGCAGCAGTTCCGTATGAACCCGGATCGGTCCTGCTGATCGAGGGCGGCACCGACAAATTGCTGCTGGAAGGCGGCGGCACTGACGCAATCCTGCTCGAAGGAAATACCTGA